CCTATCTACGTTTCTGCAGTCGAAAGACGTCTGGCCCAAAATGGGGCAGGTAACTTTGACTAAAACTCTTCTTGGACACATGGAGGGTTTGGGGACTGTGCCGCCGCCTATACCAATGGAGATCGTTAATGAGATCTGTTTGGTTGTTGATACGGTAATTGGATTTAACTTTCGAGGTTCGAAGTTGTCCTTTTCCGATCACGCTTCATTCGATAATCCGAGAAGCGAGGGTGGCGCGGGCGCTGAGGTACTTGGTAGGGGATTGGTTCCCCCGCCGAGGTTCCGTAAGACTACAGACTTATTTTCCTTTCCATGTGGGAGGATTTTTGAGGTGCCGATTTTTGATATTGGGACAACTGTGGTTAAGCGGTTACAGCGTCGTGAGTTTATAGACGTAATGGGGGATGTGCACTATGTCACTGGCCTACAAGACGTACAGATAGAGGATAAGATCTGGACGAAAGTTGGGGCTAGGAAGGTTTGGAGAGACGCTACACTTAGGGACTTTGCTGAGAAGCTTGGTCAGTGGAAAGAGGCTTTCTTCAATGAATTGGAGGAGAGATATTGGTACGAGAAGGCATACTTGAACGATAAAGTTCGTGTGTCGGTGGTCAGTGAGGCGGGTAAATTCCGTCCGATCACACTTGGCGATGCTTCTCTATATTATTATCTTCAGCCGCTTCAAGGAGATCTCCTTAGTAAGTGGAAAGATACTACCTTCTCAACCATGAATGATACGTGGTTGGATGACTTAATTGGTACACAAATCCCGGAAGGGTGGGTATGGAATTCGGGTGACTACAAAGGAGCGACTGATAATTTGAACAGTAATGCCTGCCGAGTCGCTGAGCTGAGAATTCTCGAGAACTTGGGTTTAACCGGTCTCATCACGCACTTAACTGATGCGGAGATCTGGTATAAAATCAAAGATTTCAAGGAGGATCCTCGGACAAAGATTCCACAGATACCACTCCGTCTAGGAAGCCATTGGTTAAAGGCAAAACGGGTTGGTTTTTCAAGATGAAACAAGAGAACGGTCAACTGATGGGGCATCCCCTGTCATTTCCGGTTCTATGTCTGATCAATTTAGCAGGTCTTCAAATCGCTCTCAAGAGGGGGCGAGAGAGGGGACTTGTGACTAAAGAGACATGTGAGTTTATCTTGAGGAACACGAAGATTAATGGAGATGATATTCTTTTCCCCTGCCCGGCAAGTTTTTGTCAGGTTTGGGAGGATGCCACTGCTGAACTGGGTCTAAAACTCTCAGTTGGGAAATCTTACGCCAGCGAGTATTTCGCGGTGATAAATTCTCGTCAGTTCGTGGTTACCAAGCGCGGTCTTCAGCGCTTTGAGTATGTCAACTTCAGTCTAGTGGAAAACTATAATCTTAAGAAGGAAAAG